GGCGGTGAGGAAATGCGACCAGCCGCCGGCAGCGATCTCGGCATCGACGCGCTGCAATTGCGCCTCGAGCCCGCGGAACTGCTCGGTCAGCCCGTCGAGCTTCGCCTGGTCGGTGACGCCGAGCAGATGCACGACGCCGTCGGCGACCATCGTCAGGCCGCGCGCCAGGCGCTCCAGCGCCGGCTCGATCCGGTAGAAGATCGACTGGAACGCGCCGTCCATGGCCGAGCCGAGATCGGCGAAGGCGGAGGCCGCGTCCTCGTCGCGCGCCGCCATCGCGGCGGTGAGCGTGCCCGCCTCGCGCGCCTGGATTCCGAGCTGCGCCAGCCCGGCCGCGCCCTGATCGAGGATCGGGATGAGCTGCATGCCCGCGCGCCCGAACAGCGACATCGCGATCGCGGTCTTGGTCGGGCCGTCGGCCGTGGCCGCGAACCGGTCGGCGAGCTCGGGCAGGATCTCGGCGAGCGGCTTGATCTTGCCGGCCGCATCCGTCGCGCTGATGCCGAGCGCCTGGAACGCGGCGCGCGCCTGCAGCGACTCGCCCGAATTGGCCAGCACCATGTTGCGCTCGAGCCGGTTGAGCGCGAGCCCGGCCGCATCGGTGCCGACGCCCATCTCGCGCGCGGCATAGGCAAACGCGCCGATCTGCGCGACCGCGAGCCCCGTCTCCTGCGCCATGTGCTGCAGCTGCGCACCCCCCTCGGCCATGCGCTCGGCGAAGCGCATCACCGCGTCGGCGCCGAGCGCGACGATGAACGCCTCGCCCATGCCCTGGAACGCCTCGGTCAGGCGGCCGACATTCCACGCCATCCCCTGGAGATTGCCCTTGGCGCCCTCGAGCGCGGCGACCAGGCCCTGGAACGTGCCGGTGATCTCGACCTGGACTTTATTCTCAGGCATCGGTCAGATCCCCATTTTCAAGCCGCCCCGCACCCTCGCCTCGGCCGCGCACGAGGCGAGGAATTGCTGCCATTCGTCCGGCGCGGCAGCGGCGGCCGGCGCCGCGCCCGGCTTCCACATGCCGAGCCCGGCGGCGATCATCGCCAGCGTGCGCCGCGCCGGCGGCGCAAGTTCGAACGCGGCATAGAGCGCCTTGAGCCGGCGAAGCGTCAGGCGGCCAACAATGGCCCAGTCCCAGCCGGTGTCGGCGCAGATGGTGGCGTAGAGCGCGAGCCAATCGACCGCTCCTATTGCAGCGTCGGCATCGTTTTTTTTTCGACGCCGGCGAGCGCGGCGATCGCCGCCACCGCCGCCATCGCCTCGTCGAAGCTGGTGCGGACCGTGCCGATCTCGGCCGGGCTGCGGCGCAGCGCCAGGCCGATCAGCCCGCGGATCGCATCGTAGCGCTGCGCCGGATCGGCCGCGCCGAGCGCGCGGAAGAAGCCCTCCGCGAGCTGCAGCTCGTCGAGCGTGAACGCCTCGATGACGTAATCGGCGCCGCCGAGCCGGATCGTGCCGCGTTCCGGCATCACGACACCTCGCCGAAGCTCATCAGCCCGAGCTGCCCGGCGGCGTTGACGAAGCACGAGAAATCGATCTCCGGCATCATGAAATCCTCGAGCTTGAACGCCATCGACAGCTTGTCCGAGACGCAGCTGTAGAGCTGGAGGTTGAGCGGCACGCCATTGGTGCTGGTGTAGTACCAGAGCTGGAACGTCGGCGCCGCGCCGATCAGCGGGTTGGTGATGGCGAGCTTCTGCCCGCTCGCGGCGACCGCGTAGGTGTAGGTGATGAAGACGGCCTTGCCGTTGTCGCTGGTGTTGAAGGTGTAGACGCCCGCCGCGACCGAATACTCGCCCACCGCCGGCGCCGATGCGACCAGGGTGAGCGGCAGCCCGGACGACTGGTAGATCACGCCGACATCGGCGACGAAGGTGGCGCTGTTGGCAACCGTGACGGCTTCGGCCGTGACGGTGCCGGCCTCGGACACCGCCGTCGCCTGCTGCCCGGTGGCGAGGCTCATGCCGTAGAAGGCGCTGGCGAGCGCGATGCCGGACACCGTCGCAGCCTTGGCCTTGGCCGTGAACTTGGCGGTGCCGCGCGCGACGAAGAGCGGGAACTGGTTCTGGCCGTACAGCTCCTTTTTCGAGAACTGCTGGTCGAGCTGGAACTCGTTGGCCTTGCCGATATTGATCGGCGTTTGGAGCGCGATGTCGGTGCGCTGCACGAACAGCGCGCCGGGACCGTAGACGGGCAGCATGTCAGGGTACCTCCATCATGACCGGCACGATCGCGGCGGCGCGGGTGCCGTTGGGCGCGGAAAAAATCTCGGTGTCGCCCTCGATCCAGCAATGCGACACCAGGCCGCCGAGCGTCTGTAGCGCGAGCGCGCCGGGATCGAGCGCCGCCTCGACCGCGTCGATCATCCCGTTGAGGGCGATGTCGGAAGCGGTCTTCGGATCGGGATTGGCGACGAAGAGGAAGATCTCGGCGCCGAGCCGGCGCAGCGGCAGCGCCGATTTGCGCTCGGTGACCTGCTTGGCGACGACCATGAAGAGCGCCGGCAGCTCGCCGTCGCCCATGCGCTCCATCGCCCGCAGCCGGCGGTCGTAGGTCGCGATCGCCGGGCTCGTCACGACGCCCTGCAGCAGCGCCCACAGCGCGCGGTAGTAGGTCTCGCGCACGAGCGCCGTCATGGCGCCTTCACCGTGGTTTCAATCGCCGCTTGAATGCGCGCGGCCGTGGCGGCGGCGCGCTCGGCCAGCGCCGAGCGCAGGTAAGAGCGCTCGGGCATGTGCATGCGGCGGCTGAACGCGCCGACCGCGATCTCGCGCGGGCTGATGGCGCGGCCGAACGCCATCGTGATCCGGCGCAGATGCGCGCGCACCTGCTCGACGCCGTCGAAGCCGTATTCGTGGATCGCGGCATAGGCGACATCGGTGCCGACCACGGCGCTGATCGCCGCGTCGTCGTCGCGCACCAGCGCGTAATGCACGCTGTCGTGGAGATGATGCGTGCGCTCCTTCAGCACCTCGCCGGCGAGCTTGCGCCGCGCCACACCCTGCACGTCGATCGCCGAGGCGATGACCGCGCGCCGCAGCATGGCGCGCGCCTCGACCTTGAGCGCGGCGAGATTGGCGACGACGCGATCGCCGCCGATGATGCGGACCTCGACGCTCATGGCCAGACCGGCGTCATGCGGCGGTAGGAATCGAGGACGCCCTGCGTGCGCGGATTGAGCTTGTGCACGAACGAGGTCGTCTGCGCCGCCACCGTTTCGGCGGCGAGATCGATATGGGCGCGCTCGCGGTACATCAGCGCCACCATCTCGTTGCACGCCTGGGCGATGTCGGGCGGCGCGGCGTCGAATCCGCCGGTATAGGCGATGGCGACGTTGCCGATTCCGCGGCCGAAGCGGTAGCCGTTGAGCGCCAGCACCAATGGCGTGAAATAGAAGCCCGGCTGGGTGACGCTGCCGGCAGGGATCGCGACGCCGTCGACCGTGACGGACGCGACCGCGACGATCGGCTGGTTGAACAGCACCAGGGTCCTGCCGCCGCCGCCGCTGCGCAGCTCGGTGTAATCGGCCGCGACGAAGCTGCGCCCGCAATACGTGGCGATCGCCGCCGAGGCCGCGGTGATGAGCGCCGCCAGCGCCGGCTCGTCGTCGTTGCCCGGCGGCAGCGGCAGATAGTCCTCGAACGCGCGGAGCGTGGTGAGGTCGGGCATGGTCGATGCTCCGCACGTCTCGCTGCGCTGATGCTACGCCTTGGCCTTCCGGCCCTCGAGCGCGGCGACGCGCGCCTCGAGGTCGGCGAGGCGCTGCTCGAGCGGCACGGTTTTGGCGGCGGCGGCGTCGCGCGCGTCGCGCTCGCCCCGGGTGACGAGGCCGTGCGGGCGCAGCTCGTTCACATGCGCCTCGTCGACCTCGAACGCGCCGTCGCGGTCAGGCCGGTAGACCGCGCCCTGGTGGTAGAGAACGCTGGGCGCGCGCGCGGGATCGGCGGCGACGAGCTTGATCGTGGACATGGGATCGACTCCTTGGTTTCGCTACGCAGCCTGAAATCAGCCGTTGCCGATGTTGGTCCGCATCCCGAATGCCGGGATGAAATAATTCTGCAGCACGCCGTCCAAATACACGCCGTGCGTCCACTCGCGCGTCACCTTGGGCCAGAGCGTCGCGTAGAAATTCTTCCGGGCGCGAAATTGCAGAACGTTGGCGACGTTTGACGCCGGATAGGGCAGCTTATCGGTCTCGTAGAGGATCGTGCCCGGCGGCAGGTTCGGGTGCAGCTCGATCGGGATCTCCATGCCGTCACTCGGGCCGCCGGAGAGACCGGCGGTGTAGCGGTTCAGATAGGCGCGGGCGATCACGGCGCCGACCAGCTGGCCGTTCGTCGCGTCGCGCATGAACCGCATATTCGACGTGCCGCTGCCGGGGCCCTGGCCGATCTTCTTCGAGATGTTGCCCGACTCCTGCGAGCTGACCATGATCCGCGACGGCGACAACCTCAAATTGTCATAGAAATACTTGAGGTCGGCGTCGATCTCGACGATGCCGCCATCGCCGTCGGCGGTGAGCGGCGTGCCGGTGCCGGCGGTCCCGGTCGCCTGCTGCGCGACATAGCCGTTGAAGCCCGATTTGCAGATTTGCGCGATGAGCCCGTCGCACACATAGGCGTTCTGCGACCAGTCGGTGGCGGAGAGCGAGGCCGCCGTCTGCGTGCCGGCGGCGGCGGCGGTGATCAGGATCGAGTTGATGGTGGTGATCGCGCCCAGAACCTCGGACCCGGACGCGC